TCGTCTAAGTTGTATTCTTTTACTAAATGTAGCCATTTGTTATGCTCCTCCTCCTTCGTAAACATCTAAGTTATCACTAGCCGTAGCCCCTTGAGAGTCAATCTGTGGGTCACTCAAAGCAGCGTTACCACCACTAACACCGATGATGTCCGGGTCTGATGTAATAGAATCTGTTATTTGTTTAGCAGCAGCTGTCGTAGCTATCGCTTCTGCAACACCACCAGCAGCCACCGCACCAAGTGTATTGTACTGAGCTATTAATGGACTCGGTCTAACAACACGAGGTCTTCTGTACGGTCTAGACATTAGTTAGCATTTCCACCTACGCAACGCTAATGCTTTACGAGTAGGTTTACCGTTTGGTTTCTTCATCGGTCCTTTAACTCCCGACATCCGAGCACAGAAGCTACGCTTTCTAGGACCACCACCAGGCTGAGGAGCTTTCAATTTAGAACCAGTAGCACGATTGTACTTAGCTCTACCTTTAGCAGTCAACCCACCCTTACGGGACTTCTCACCCCTACCTATAGATAACGATACGCTCACTTCTTCTTCGGGAACCCACGCTTCATGTTAGCGTAAGCCTTTGACGATATAGTAGACTTCTTCTTACTACGGCTGATACCGAGTTTCTTTCTTCTGTTAATATTTCTATATAGACTCATCGCTGTACTAATACCTCCATCATTCGATCTAATTTACTGTGAACTTCTTTAAGTGCTTCTTCTACCTTAGCTATCCGTGCTTCAACAGCTCTATCTCTTTCCCGCTGTGCAGCTAACTCTACCTCTATCTTAGTCATCCGTTTATCACCAAGGTCTAACCGTTCGATCATGCGTTTAATAATCCAACCGATAACTCCAAGGGCAATAGCTAGAGCGGTGTTTAAAAGACCAGATAGAGATTCGATCATCTTGTTATCCTATTACTACTACTTTGATGTGAGTGTATGTAGTCCCCCAGCTTCCAGTTACCCCCGCCCCGTTTGAATCTAAATGAACCCAACCATCTCCGGTTAATTGAACTGTTAAAGATGTAGTAGTAAGTGCGGTTATAGACGCTCCCCTTCTATCGACACTATCAGTATCAAGTGTAGCTAGTTTAATATTAGCACCTGCACTACTTGTAGCCATCCATATTTGAACCTGAGCTTCAGCAGTTCCTAATCCATGTGTAAAACTATAAGTACCTCCGTTAGCTAATCCTGTAGTGTTGTTAAACCAGCTACTAGCGTACTTAGAGACACTAACTACCTGAGCATCTACATACGCCTTAATACTTTCAGATGTAGCTAATGTAGTAGCAGAAGCTGTCGCCATCGTATCATCATCTAATATAGATACTTCTTCAGGATCACCACTACTAGCCGTTGTTCTACCTATTACTTTAGCAGTGTTGATATTCTGCATCTTAGCAAAAGTAACAGCATCGTTAATCAGTTCATTAGTGCCGATAGAATCGTTTTGCATAGCAGCTTGACCCACAGCATTAACTTGAATCTGTGTGGGGGTAACAGCACCACTAGCGATCTTAGCTGTAGTAACAGCACCGTTAGAGATAGTCAAAGCAGTATCACCAGTAACATCTCCGGTGTGTGTAGCGTTAGATACCTTCGCTGTATTAGCTGTAACTGCCGAATTATTAGATACTTCTGTATCAAAGTCTGAGATAGTAGAAGCAGTCTGTGTTCCCGTGTGGTTAGCTCTATCTAATAAAGTAGCGTCGCTAGAGTTAGCTGTAGCACCTGTAGCAATACCGTTAAGCTTTGTCTTATCAGCACCTGTCATCACACCAGCTAAACTAGTAGTAGCACCTGCAACCGTAGTATTTGTGCCAGTGGATGAAGTGATTTCTACATTAGCAGCAGCTGGTGTATTACCTAAATCTGTATTACCCGCACCGCCAGAACCACTAGAAGCAGCTGTAATCCGTCCGTTCTCATCCACTGTAATATCAGTGTTAGTGTAAGAGCCAGGAGTAACTGCGGTGTGATCTAACTTAGCAGCAGTGACAGCGTCGTCCGCAATATTAGCTGTGTCAATCGGTCCGCCTGGAGTACCTGAAGATACTGCAACAGCAATCTGCTGATCTACATAGCGTTTCCTAGTAGCGTGATTATCACTGCTTGGATCAGCTCCGGGTAGTGTCAGAGCACCAGTCATTGTATCGCCACTCTTAGATACCTTTGAATTGGTCAGAGTCTGGTCACCGGATGCACGATTACCTGCTTCAGCTGCAACAACACCGTCTACATAAGTCTTATTGGTCAGATCATTAGCAGTGGTAGGAGCAGCAGCTTGTACGACTTTAGCTGGGCTAGTCATCGTTAAATCACCAGACATACTGTCACCCGCTTTAGTTACTTGCTGAGAGTCTCCTGTTATACGAGCAGCAGCTTCAGTAGCTATCTCTCCGTCTACATAGGACTTGTTAGTAAGAGAGTTGTTAGAGGAAGGAGCAGAGGAAGAAGTGACTTCATTGGAACCCATATCTAGGTTACCTGTCATCGTGTCCCCCGCTTCGTCTACATATCTACCGTCCGCATATCCTTTATTAACAGCATCTTGTGCGTTTTCCGGATCAGCCAGATTAACCAGCTTTACAGAGTCACCGTCGTAATTACCGTTAGCATCTTTAACTAAAGTCTTCTTACCACTACCTTCTTCAATCTCTTCGTTTAAGAATAAGTTGTGTAAGTAAGCTAAATCTAAATCTCTCTCTGGCAGTACCGTACCGTTCTTAAAGTCAACAAGCAGGGTGGATGCGTCACTGTCTCTTCTGATTCGTATGCGAGCATTTAGCTCTGGTGCTGTATCAAAAGTGATTGTAGCTGCTGATGTGTCTATCGTATAGTCCGCAGAGTCAACTACTTCAAACTTTCCTCCTGTGGTTGTGGAATCATCTACTCCGACAATGATGTGGTTTTGTTGCTGTCCGGATAGAACTGCGAAAGTGTAGGCAAAGGAGGTTTGGTTCCCGTCGCCAGTGTAGTCTACATAGGTGTTTGCCATGATAATATATTATTAACTATTGAGTTAGGAGTTCAAGCACATCTTCTCTTGAGACCCCTTCTTTTAACTGTGATTTAGCTCTAACTAAGTTTGCGTATTGTGCATTCAGTTGCGGGAACTCTCTTAGAGTTTGTTTCAAAGCCTCCTGTTTATACTTGGTGAGTAAGCTTGTTATTTCCTTAATCCTCGGACTAGGTAAACCAGGTTCTGATTGTTTTTCTAAACTTTGGTAGGCACTTGACTTAATTAACCTTTTTAAAGACTTTCTTAAAGTTCTGCCTTTTATACGCACTGTCTGTAATAACTCTAAACGCCTGTCGTGTGCAGATTGACCTTTTTCGTTTTCGTACTCCAACAAATCAATTTGACCTCCTAAGTTAGGACTAGCTTGTCTAAAAGCGTGGTTCAACTCCGACATCTCAGTCAGCACTGGATCGTTCTTAATCGGAGACATGGCTACTGGATTAATAAAACCCGTACCCATCCATTGCTCTACTTTGTATTCTTCTCCTAGTAAGTTTCTTTTAGAATCCAACGAACCTCTAGTACCTACTTTTCTTAATAAAGCATCTTGAACTGACCTGACCTCTTTATAAGCTTGAGTATCATAATCAGCCATCTGAGCCATAACATTAGGCACAAAGGAAGATAAAAAGTTTCTACCAAATCTAGCCATGTATCTATCTGGATCACTCAAAGCATCAGTCCACATCTGAATACCAGCTAAATAAGATTTATTAGTAACATTCCTAGTTAGAGCTATCATAAGTGCTTTTGTACCGTGCTCTACGCTAGATTCATCAAAAGCTTTTTCTTCCTTAACACCTAACTCTACTATATCAGCACCTACACCAATCAGTGTAGCAACTGGGTCTAGTCGTTGATAGCTATAATATGCGTCACCAATTTTAATACTGTAGGGTCTCCAACCAGTAGCCATCAAAGATTCCTTTTGCCTTGGGTCGCTTGGACCGCCTCCGGTTATGTATTCACGATTGTTGTATATTGTGTCTATTATAGTACCAGCAACGATAGTACTTGTAGCTAGTTTACCTATAGCCTGAGACCTTAACACAGGGTCATTACTTTTAAATATATCATTTATTAAACGGTCTCGCTGTTCCCTCATTAAAGGAGTAAAAACACCTGGAGTACGCTCAAAAGCAAACTTCAATATATTTGTAGGAGTCCTAACAAAAGGTAGTACTAAGCGAAGTGCAGGTAGTTTATTAGTCGCTTCCTGTAACACTTTACCTAATGTCTTATCTTGTAACTCTCTAGTAAATGTTAGGTACTGAGCTTCGTCCATAGCGTATTGAATCAAAGCGGAAGATTCCGGATTAAAATTATCCTCTATATACTTCCGTATAAAATCATCCTTCTTAACACCTTTTAAACCCTGTTTAGTGGCTAAAGCATCAGCCTCTCTAGCTAAACCAGCTTCGGATGCTACACGACCACCTTCAGTTATAATACCTTCAACTTTGTCGTGTACATGTCTTGCTATTGTCTTAGAGTCTTTAACTCCTTGTTGTACAACTTCCACCGCAGCTTTTAATCGAGCAGCTCTACGATAAGATAGTTGTTTAAAGAACTCATCTGTTGTTAACAAAAGACGACTAGGGATTCTTATAAAATTACCAAAAGCATTTATAGACTCTTTACTGCGTATTCCACGCTCATTTACATACTTACCAAACTTACCCTCAGCAATACGCTCTCCGGTTATAGCACCTTGAGGTCTATCGCTAAATGCTCTAGCTTGTGGGTCTAGTAAATTGTCACCCTGTTTAAAAGCTTTACCAGCAAACTTAGAAGCCTCTCTCCACATTTGACTGTCAGCCCAAGAACCTAGAACAGCTTTAACGACGCTCATGTTACCAGTTAACACACCGCCTAACACAGCTTCTAATGTAGACAACACCTGAGTTAAACTATTACCCAACACATTGACTGCCTGTGTTCTAGGTCCGCTAAGAATTGCGTTCATCCAGTATTCAGTAGGCATATCCAACCAATGTTTACCTTGAGCTTGTTTAGCTACTTTAAACATTCTAGTTAACATAGCATCTGGATCAGATTCATCGATAGACTCTTTAATTAATCTGTAGAGTTTATCTGGGTGCATACCACCTGAAGCGTCTAAGAACTGCTTCCGCAATCCTTCTATTTCTAAGTCAGCTGGGTTAAGTCCTATCTTTCTGGCTGAAAAACCTTCTCTCCTAGATGCTAATGTTATAGCGGTTTCTCTACCAATTCTACGGTATATATCAGCTACATTAAGTAACTGCTGGAAATTATTTTTAAGTTTAGTAAAT